GGTAGCCAATGGCATTCGGGTCAAACTGTCCTGGCAGGAATGTATCAATTGGAGCTTGTACGACAGGCGCACCAAACTGGAACCCGACCGGAAGGTTCGGAATGTAGCCAGCCACGCCGGAGCGGAAGGTCGGCGCTCCTTTAGCGTCAAACGGAATAAACCCTTGCTCTAGACCGCGCTCAGAGTAGAACTGCGGGGTCATTGGTGTTGGAACAAAGTTAGAGCCAGCAAAGGAGCGGTTTACTGTGTTTGCCAGCAAGCCGGGAAAGTTCTCGGGTGTCACGACCGTTTCTGGGTTAAATCTTGTTGATGCCGTGTAAACATTGGGAGCAAACGGGTTGGTGATGTTTTGCCTAACCATTTCGTCGCCAAACATTAAATAAGACGGGGTGTAACCAGGATCTGGAAGTGCTTTGGCACGTTTTAGAGCTTCTGCCCGAGCCTTTGTAATGTCTGCATCCTCGCCCAACTGCATACCAAATAACTGGTCTACGACAACCCCTGCTTTTGGGCGGGACAGGGCTGCGTAGGTTTCTTCCATTGTTTTGGAAGTAGATAAATCGTTCATCAGGGTTTGAGCATCTTGCACCGACAAAGCACCCGAGTTTGTAGCGATCTTGATGGCGTTGGCTATTCTGTTTTCGTCTAAGATGTCAGGGCCTGCGGTGGTTATAAACTGACCAGTCTTAGCGTCGTAAGTAGAATTTACAGGCCGCATGGTTACCGGCGTTACAAACTGCGCCTGCAAACTGTCTGGGCCACCTTGTGCGACATCGTAAATGCTATTAGTGGCATACCGGCCACCGTAGGGATCGGCTTCTAGGGCGTTGGATATGATCTCTAGGTACTGGTCTGGGGTTGTACCTAGACGCTGGACATCGGTCCCAGCAGCACCGCCACGGATAAACGCTTCTAGGTTGTTGGAGTTTAGAGTTGGGTCGCTTTGTAAGCGGCTCATCCAGTACGCATAACCCTCTTGCTCTGGGTTTCTACCTAACTCGGTACGGTACTCGCTGGTCACAAGCTGGGTGTCAAAGTTCTGACCTTCTATGGACTGGTTGATCTCGCGGATAACGTCGTCAACGGTCTTAGCACCGCTTGTAAGCTCCTTGGTGTAAAACGTCATTCCGCCTTCGTCCGGCGCACGACCCAGTTGGTCTCTATAAACTCCGGTCAGAAATTCTGCGTAATCCATGTTATCCCCTTACCGCACGGATACCGGCGGCGGTTGCGTCTATGCTTGTTTGGGCAGCAAGTTCCTGCCGCTTGAGTTGGATCTCGGCGGCGGCTTTCTCTTGTGCCAGAGCGATGTCGGCCATAGCCTTCTCCTGCTTGACTTGGATGTCTGCCTCGGCCTTTGCCATCATTGCCTGAATCTGTGCTTCTGTCTGTGCCATCAGCGCCTGGATCATGGGATCTGGCTGTTGCTGTTGCGGTGGCGGGCTGGATAGTGCTTGGTCCATCTCAGGTGTGATCTCGCGGAAGAATATCGACGAGTCCTTGAACCCTGCGGCCTCGATAAAGCGACCCAATGTGGACCGATACTGACCCACAGATACCAGCGGATTGGACGGACCATACTGCTGGAGCACCTGCTCTTGCTTTTGTAAAACCATGCCTAGCATAGCCATCTGCTCTTGGCGGTTGCCGGTTCCAAGTCCAACGTTTACCGAAATGTCGTACTCGTTGCTCCACTCGCGGGGGTCGATTGCGACAAACTGACCGCGCAGTCGGATAACTCGTTGCTTATCCTGATACTTGCACAGCAGGTGCAGAATGTTTCTAAAGAGGTCTTTGATGCCTGTCTCGGCAAAGATACGGGCGATCAACTCCATCTTGGAGCCAGCGGCGTTCTGCATCGCGGCAATAGCAGCCGCAGTCGTGTTTTGCAGAATGTTGGGGTCTAGTCCCTGTGAGGCGTCGGACACACCTGTGCGCTTAGCTTGGATGTTGTCCATGTATTCAAGCATCGGGAACGACTGTCCTGCGACTGCCTGAACCGGCAACTGCTGGATTGCGCCAGGATTCTTGACGCGCACAACCCCACCAGGAGTAACGGTCAGCAGATCATCTAGGTTGACCTGACCATCCACGGCCACTACCCGAGCGTTGTTCGTCAGGTACATATTGTCCAAAATCTGACGGGTCAGCGTGGACTTGATAATCTGGAGGTCCATCGTCCGGTCGGCCAATGACTGACCGAAGAACTTGTGCGGTAGTGGGATCGGGCAGATGGAGGCAAACGGGAGGTAGTCGATCTCCTCGTTTTCGAAGATGTTTTGTCCTGCGTAAAAGACGCGACGAAGTTCAGCAATACCGTCCTCATCGTAGTCAACCCGGATATAAGCCTCAAAGCACTCGATCTCCTGCATTGACGGGTCGAGACTCGGATCATCCGGCTGCTCGCCGTTGGAGTAGCGGGCAACGCGCTCAGGCGTGTAGGTCAGATCTTCGTATGTCGGCAGGGCGTCTACTTCGTCCTTGTCGAACCCCATCGCCACCAGTTCAGAGCGTGTGACGAGCCTGCGGTGGGCGCAAAACGGCGTGTCCTTTAGCTCTATGGTTTTCTTGCTGACAATGAATTCTTCTGGCGGTACGTTCTCAACGACAACCCGACCCTTCTTGTCGGTTTTCTTGACCTTGACGTTGTAGGCGTAGACCGGAACCATCGCCGGAGCTTCTGTCTGCTCTGCCTGTGCGATGGCGTTGGGGTCCATGAACGCAGGCGCGGGGGCAGGTACTTCCCCGATCTGGATCTCTTCTTGGCTTACAACCTCGAACTGACCGTCTGAGAGCAGGAGCGCAAGCTCGTCTTGGCTTAAGTTCTCGTAAGTCTCGGTGTTGACCTCGGTCTCGTCATTCCAGTAAACCTTGACGGTTCCCACCTTGGACAGCAACGCATCCTTCATCCAGGTGTGCAGAATTGAGATTCCGGGGTTGTCCCGCATGAATACCCAGTTGCAATACTGGGTGGCTTGCTTGGCCTTGTCCTCATCTCCTGGACCGTTTGGCTCGAATACCACTACCTCATCTGACGATGTAAACACGCGCATGAGGGCAGGCATAGCACCGTCGATAGCTTCTGCCACCTCGCGGGTAACGATACGCGAGCGACCTTCTACCTCGTTGCCGTATTCCTCGCCGTTGTAATACTGGATGGCTTTGCGACGGGACTCGGTAGTCTCGGTCTCAAGATAGCCAATTGCGTTGTCTATCTCGTTATCGAGTATGCCTTTTAGGGTTTCTTCATTCATTTACACGATCCATTTCACATTTGGAGTAATTGGTTTGCTCCAGTTAGATGTTTGATTCATGCCAACAGCAAGGTAACGAAAAGCGTCAGCAGCATGACTCGACCAGTCGTGCAATGGTTTGTCATAAAAGACATTGCGCTTCTCATCATACTCTCGGCGATAGTTACGCAGGGCGTCTAGTCCTTGCTTTACATTCGGGTGGAACCAGCAGTTAGGAATCATCCTACGGACTGCCTGTATCCCATCGTCTACACCTATGCGTGGGCAAACTGTGATGTTAAGTCCTAAGTCTTGCAGAGCCTCTTTCCGGCTCTTACCGGTTCCCAACTCTCTGACCTCTACGTCGTGCGGCAGGATGTGCTCTGCCTTTGTGTAATCGTTCTTCTTGATCCAGTTGACGTAGTAGTCTAGTCCGACTCCGTGGTTTTCCACGAAATCAAGTAAGCGACGCTCTTGCCCCGCGACCTGGCAGACGAAGATGGCCGTGGAATCACCAACACCCAAGTCCCACGCCGTATATGTCTTACAGAGATCGTCCCGCGCAAATTCCGTAAACCTTTCTGGCGGGAGAGCGTTAAGTAAAGCGGCGTAATATGAACCTTCGACCGCAGCCGCGAAGGAACATTCAAACTCTTGAGCGTACTTGTCGTCGCCCATTTCTTTCTTGGCAGCGAGCAGTTCAGCTTCCGGAAGTATGCCCGTCTGCGAAGCCTTGAACTCAAGTAGTCGCCAGCCAGGTTCTTTCTCAGCGCGGTCTCGGAAGTCTTTGAAGTGGTTAGCACCCTTGGGTGTTCCTAGAAATAGCGCCCAACCCATGCGATCCGCGAGAGCAGGGCGAACAATCTCGTTCCATATCTTTGGGTTTTGATCACCGATCTCGTCAAGAATAACACCGTCAAAATACTGGCCCCTAAGACTGTCAGGATTGTCCGAGCCGTAAAGTTGTATCCGTCGTCCGTAGAAGTCAACCTTTAACTCCGAGATGTTATGCGAGGCTTCCAGAGGTCTCGTAAAGTTTACCAAGTAGTCCCACGCCACACGCTTGGCCTGCCCGTAGGTAGGTGCTATATACGCGAACCTTGGTTCTGGTTTATCGCATTGCAGGGCAGAGTGTATAAGTTGGTTTAAAGCTGCGACCGTCTTGCCCATCCTGCGGTGTGCGACTACGACTACAAAGCGGTGGTTCTCCACAGCATCGTGAATCTCGCGTTGCTGGGTTCTTGGCTTGTATCCGGTCTCTACGACCACCTCGGTCATGCAGCCCGCCTGTAAATGCTGATGCTTCTATCTTTGTGGCCGGTGCTTCCCCTATAGAGAATTGCGCCGACCTCTTTCC